GCAAGTATGAGACCATATAAGAAAAAAGGCAAGGGCGGCAAGAAGAAGTAGACTCACCTGTATAACAGAGCAAGTCACCAAAAACAGTCAAAACTACCCCCTATACAGGGCCTTTGCATAAATAAACATACAAGCACACTGGACACGTTCTGGTGTGCATCTTAACATACTCATAGGAGGTTCCTTTACATGGAAGGTAATACCGTGGAAAATAGTCAGGTCACTGATACCAAAGAGACTCAAACAACAGAAAATCAGGCCGCAGCAGATACCAAATATTATACTCAGGAAGAGTTTGACAGACACATGAGTGGAATGCGTAAAAGCATTGAAGCAAAGTTTGAAAAACAGTTTTCTGAACTTGGTGATCTAAATGAACTAAAACAACTCAAGGTCAGTGCTGAAAATGCAAAGACTGAAGAAGCCATTAAAAAAGGTGAGTTTGAAAAAGTTCTAAGTGAACTTGCTGCAAAAAAGGATGCTGAAATACAAAAGAGAGATAGTGTGATCACGCAGTATAAAATAAACTCACCACTGATTGAGGCGGCAAGCCGTTATAAAGCAGTGGCACCAGAACAGGTGCGTAGTTTGCTGAATGGTCAAGTGAAACTCAACGAATCTGGCGATGTAGAAGTCGTAGACAACACAGGATCAGTTCGTTACTCAGACGCAGGCACACCTTTGGGCGTGGATGATTTGGTAAAAGAGTTTTTGGAATCTAACCCTCATTTTGTCTCACCAGCACCCGCAACAACAAACACAAAGAACGCAACTGGAAACTATATCCAAGGTGCGTTTGATGTAAGCAAGTTGGACATGAAAAATCCAGCACATAGAGAACGATTCAAGCAGGCCAAAAGTGAAGGACTGCTCTAATCTAATGCCTAACAACTACAGGGAGACATTCTGATGGCAAACAATACAACTATCAACTCGGAACTGTTTACAAATCTACTTGCGGAAGCACAATTCGCCGCATATGAAAACAGTATTGCGAGACAAATCGTTACCCCATTTGACTATCCAGCAAATGCAGGTAAAATCCTACAAGTGCCAGTATACAGTGCTGTCACAGCAGGACCATTAACTGAAGGCACAGCACCTTCAGCAGCAGACACAACCACATCTTCAGTCAACATCACACTAGGTGAAATTGGTACATACTTCCAAGTCACTGACATGTTGCGTGACAGTGCAGAAAGAGATGTTATTGCAGATCTTGGTGCACAAGCCGGCCGTGCTATTGCAGAACGTATGGACGCAGACGTGTTCGCACTATTCAACTCATTCACCAACAGTGTTGGCGTTGAAGATGATGCAATCACAGTTGACAACATTTTTGAAGGCGTTTCGAAATTGCGTGAGAACAAAGTGGTAGGCCCACTGAGTTGCGTTCTTTCACCACGTCAAGCACTACAACTGAAAAAAGAACTAGCAGGCACTGGTGGGGCAAATCTCACAGCAAGTGAAATTGGTTCAAGTGTATTGCGCCAATATTACATTGGTTCAGTAGCAGGTTGCCAAGTGTTTGAAAGTGCTCTTGTAAAACAAGACCTTGACACAGATGCTGACACAGAACTAAATGCTGTAGGTGCTATCTTTGCTCCAAGTGCAATGGCTCACGTAATGCGTGGTGGCGTTAGCATGGAAACACAAAGACAAGCAGCAGCACGAGCAGAAGACATCATGATGAGTGCTGTCACTGGTCAAGCAATCTTGCAAAACGTCCACGGTGTAAAAATCGTTGGTTCGGCAACTGACTAAAGGAAAATAGCAGCATGGCCTTCATAATAGAAAACTCAGTCACAATCTCTTTTGCAGAATACTCTGATTTAAAGAACACTGACAAAACACTTTTAAGTGGTAATGAGGGCCTCACTGACGATGTAGTTGAAACGGCACTGATCAGGGCGACGGAACGCATTCTAACACAGATGCGTTCCTCGTCTTGGTGGCGTAACTATTGGCTACAACGCAGTTCAACCAGCATAAAAACTGCCGCAGATATTCCAGCCCTGGATCCAGAAAGGATTCAAGATAGACAAAACGACTTTACTGATCTATGTGTCTATCGTGCATTATCAGAAATCATACTACCACAAGTTGCAAACTTTGGTGATGACGGGGATAATGACAAGGCTAAAATGGGATATTATGCAAACAAAGCAGATAGAATGTTTGATGAACTGATTGTAGCAGGTGATTGGTATGACTTTGATGAAGATGGCAACATTGATTCAGATGAAAAATCACCAGGTTATGCAAACTTGAGAAGAGTGAGATAATGAGAGACAGCATACTAGAACTACTATATAGCATACCACTTGGGACATTCCAGGTCAGCAAAGAACTGCCCTATGATGAAACAGGTGTGGCATTGTACACACGCAATCCAAAAACTATATATGTAGACTATGCAGTAGAAGAAAGTCTACCATTATTCATAACACTTGGCAGTGCAGACATCAACACCACAACTGAATCAGTTGCGGTCTATTTTTCCACTGATGCAAAACAAACTCCACCCAATCTTACAGCAATGATATCTGCAATAAAAGCACTGAAGACTCAAATCGTCAGTGCTGGTGCTAACAAACGAGAAGTCGTTCACAGCATTGAATATGTAGGTGATTTGATGCAGGTGACTGTGGAGTTTAGATTTACTAGGATAACATAAAGGAAACTATCATGGCATATATCTATCCAGCACCAGGCGTCACAGATGCGGAATCAACACTTACTATTAGTGTTGCAAGCAACGGAAGTGATACTGGAACAGCAATTCCGGCTTTACAGGATATAACGGTAAATGCTGCCAATGATGTTTTTACTTGGACTCAACTAGATCAAGGATCTAAACTGCAAATTGCTACTACAGCAACAAACAGTTTGGGTATGAACCTTGTACTAGATGGAACAACTTTCTTCGGAACAGTTGGTTCAGGTGGAGCAACAGCAGCAGAACTGGGCATTTTTGGTGCGTCAACAGACAAAACCAAAATTGCATTCGACCTATACTTGGGCGACAATGACGACGGCACAGCAGGTAAAACTCTCTCAGGCGAGGGATATGTTACAGGCTTGGCCCCGACAGTGTCAGCAGATGCCCCAGTTTGGGTTTCACCAATCACTATTACAGTGGACGGTGATTACACCGTGACATAAGTCAAGGCGTGAGGGCTTCGGCGGAATATGGGG